AGAAGCAATCTGTGAACAGATTGATCTTGTCCGTAATAGTATCTCAGAACTTCCTGAGGTAAAGTATTATGATGAGCAAATTGATTCTATTGAAAGCAGAATTAATTTAATTAAGGAAGATATTATTAATCTTCCCGAACCAAAATATTATGATAATGATCTTCAATCTATTAGAGAAGATATTGAAATTGTTAAAAAGAACTTCCCTTGGATTGAGGCAAATTTCAAGGGAGTCGAAGAAAGTTTTGAGAATGTAAATGATAGTATTGGAACTGTTGAGGAAAAAATAAGTCTAGAACTAGACTCAATCCTTGAAACTATTGATGTAAAAGTATTTGAGAACAAAGTTCTTATTAATGAAGTAAAAGATAATTTTGCAGAAGATAAGCAACAAATTCTTGCAGATATTAAAGAATCATCCCAGAAAATTTTTGATCTTCATGACGAGTTCAAAGATGATGATAGAAAATTAAAAAAACAGATACAAGGTGAATATAATAAACTCAAGCAATCTGTACAGGAACAATTAGAAAAGTATAATCAAGAAAGTGTAAAGACTGACGAATTACTTCTTAAGTATTTTACTGATTTAAAAGAAGAAATTTCAAAAACCCCTGAAGTAAAATATTATGATGATGATATTGACACACTTCAAGAGTCTGTAACTAAATCTAATAAAAGATTTTTACCAATTGAGAGTGATATTAAATCTCTCTATAAAATTGTTGAAGACATCAAAAAAACTCAGGTAAAACTAAATGAGCAGTTGCTTGATGAACCACCTAATGTAAGTCAAGATGTTGGAGGTGGAAAAGACCCCCTAACACCAACAGATCAAAAGTTTGCTACTCTTGATGATCTTTCAAAACATTACAGACTTTTCGTCAATCGTATTCAAAAACAACTCGCCACTGTTGGTGGAGGCGGAGCAGGATTCATCAAGGATCTGGATGACGTTTCTTTTGACCAAACCACTGGAACAAATAAACTTCTCATTTACGATGGTGCAAAGTGGGTAGGTGTCGCTAGTACAGCAGTAGGAGGTACGACTGAATTAACATTAGATGAAGTTTTATCTGTAGGCAATACATCAACAATAGGAATGTCTGTTGGTGTTGTTACTGCAACTAGTTTTGAAGGTTCAGGTACAAATCTTACAGGTATTGTTACCAGTCTAGTTGCTGGTGATAATATCAGTATAAGTGGATCTACTGGTCAGGTAACAATCACTGGTCTTGCTAATACATCAAATGTAGTAGCAGACACACTTGTAGTCTCTGGTGTATCAACATTAGGCGTAGTTACATCATCTAATATATTTTCAACAGGCATCGTTACTGCATCAAGTTTTGTTGGTAATATTACTGGTGACGTGACCGGTGATGTTACAGGAAATGCAGATACTGCAACCTTAGCAGCAACCGCTACATATGCTGTTAACGCTGGTTTATCGTCCGAATCAACGTTTGCTCTAACAGCAGGTATATCTACTTTTGCAACCACAGCAGGTGTTGCAACTGATGTAATTGGTGGAATCGCATCCGTTACCACATTAGATGTTACAGGCGTTTCTACTTTGCCTGCAATATCTGGTCAGAACATTAACGTATCTGGTATTGTAACCGCATCAAGTTTTATTGGTGATATTACTGGTGACGTAACCGGAGATGTCACAGGTAATGCTGATACAGCAACGTTAGCAACAAATGCTCAAGGACTTACTGGCACGCCTAATATTACTGTTGGTATCATTACAGTAGCATCCGCAGAATTCTCAGGCAATGTAACAATTGGTGGAACTCTTACTTATGAAGATGTAACTAATATTGACTCTGTAGGTCTTGTAACCGCAAGAACTGGAATTAATGTTTTAGCAGGTGGTGTTGATTCAGTCGGAATTTCAACATTTAGCACAGGTATTGGAACTGTTCATATTGGAACTGGAAACACCACACTTTTAGTAAAGGGTGATGCAAGAGTTACTGGTATTCTCACGGTTGGTGAATCATCTGTTACAATTGATGGAGATAACAATAGTATTAATGTTGGGTTTGTTACGATTACCAATTCGCAAGTTGTACTTGGAGATAATGTTACCCTTAATGCTGGTGCAACAGGTATTAACTCTGCGCCAAACATATTGTATGTTGCGAAAGATGGTAATGATTCAAATAATGGAACATCAATTGATAATGCAAAACTAACAATTGCTGGTGCTGTATCTATCGCTCAGTCAGGCACAACAATTAAAGTTTTATCTGGAAATTATGTAGAATCAAATCCGATTGAACTTCCTGCGTTTACTGCAGTTGTTGGGGATGATTTAAGGACTGTAAAGGTCCTCCCAAGTAATGCAACACAAGATTTGTTCCATGTTAATAAAGCATGTAAATTGGCAAATATGACTTTCTCCGGTCATCTTCATCCAGCAGCTGCTGTTGCTTTTCCAACAGGTATAGCAACTAATGTTGGTGGAGGTAAATGGAAAGGTCCTTACATCCAAAACTGCACCAGCGATACCACTACTGGAACAGGTATTAGGGTTGATGGAAACTTAGCAGTAAAAACTAAGTCCATGAATGTTGACGCATTTACCCAATATAATCAAGGTGGTGTCGGTGTTGCTGTTACCAATGAAGGTTATGCTCAGTTAGTTTCTGTATTCACTATTTGTTGTGATAAAGCAATTACAGTTCATAAAGGAGGGCAAGCAGATGTTGCCAATAGCAATTGTAGTTTCGGTACGTTCGGTTTAGTTGCTGACGGTAAGGGCGATCTTCAATTTATCGGAACTTGTTCTGCTGCAGCAGACGCTGCTCAAGATACAATCACAGTTAATGTTGGTTCAGCAACTACACGTCCATATGATGGGCAGATTGCATTTTTTGGAGAACTATTTGAATCGGTGCAGACTATTTCTGTAGGTTCTGGAGGAACTGGATATACATCAACACCAACTGTTACTGTTGATGACCCTACAGGACCCAGTGGAGAGACTGCAACGGCGTTTGCAACATTAGAAGGTGAATCTGTTGCAACAATTACTATTATTAGTAGTGGTAGTCAATATCAATCCACTCCAAACGTCACAATTAGTGGTCCTGATGTAGGAATCAATACTGC